ACGCCGTCAAGTGCCTAAAGGGTTGGTCTTCTGACCTTCGCCTTTGGGCATTGTCCGACGTGCCCCTGGGTAAGAGGAAGGGAGGACTCGCAAGGTTCTTCCAGGGCCGGTTGCGGTCCCTGATAGATTCCAACGGGAGTGCCGTCCAGGTTTCGTACCTGGGCCGTGCTCTCCCAGAGGGCTCTAAAGGGGTCCAAGACCGTGCCTTGAAGGAACACTTCCGGGTCCTCACTAGCCACCATGCGACTCCGAAGCCACTTCTCTGTGCTGCTCGGGCATTCGCCCGCGAGTGGGCTTCTGTCCACCTGCGGGAGCCCCTCCCGGGTACGCTACCTTTGACCGGTGGTGCCTGCCTTGAGTCCTCTCGGGCTGAAGGCGGACACGCATCGGCGTTGTTAGCATACTACGGGGAGGCTGAATGCCTCCGCAGTACAGAGATGTGGGCTCGGAGGGCCGAAGCGGTCGCCGGGACCCCGATGACCACGCATTGTCACCGCGACATGGCGATCAGGGATTCGGTCGTCCGCGACCGCTGCTATGCAGCGATCAAGGACGTTACCTACCCTGATGCCACGGCGTTGGTGGTACCAGAGCGCGGATGGAAAGCCCGAGTTGTGACGAAGGGGTCAGCCCCTTTGATCGCACTCGGTCAGTACCTCCGCCTCTGGTTGTTGCGTGGCCTTCGGTCGGACTGCCGCAGTAGTGATACCCTAGCGGGGGATCACGGCAAGGCCGTTCAGGAGGTAATGCGGGGACCGCGTAAGGTCGACGGGAGAGCTTTGCTCTCCGCCGATCTTACCGCAGCTTCCGATTACCTCCCGCTCGACCTTGTTCGTGAACTCCGCCGGGGTATCATCGACTCATCTCCCTACCTACCCAAGTCAGCCCGTCGCGTTCTTAAGCTCCTTACGGGGCCTCAGAACGTGACGTGGCCGACTTTAGGAAGGACCGAGGTGACGTCGCGTGGTATCCTTATGGGACTGCCGACCACATGGGTCTTCCTCTCTCTCGCACAGCTCTTTTGGGCTGTCGAGGCTTGGAAGCCTATATGGGAGACAGTCACCCCGAGGACCACGTTCTTCGGCAGACCGGGAGTGACGCCCGCAACCGCAATCTGTGGCGACGATCTCGTAGCTTGGTGGCCTCTAAAGGCCATCAAGACTTACGAGAAAGTCGCCACGGATTGCGGCTCGACTTTCTCAGCCGGAAAACACGTTTCTTCAACCAGGTATGCCATCTTTACT